AAACATCTTTTCAATCAAAGAGGGGAAAGAGCTCGAAGACGGTGTCATCGAAGACGAGCTCAAGCTTGCCCGGCACAAGCTCCGCCGCCTCGCCGAGCTTACACCACTCAAAGCCGGTGACATTGATCAGATCGAGATCGCACTTCTCCAAATCCTCAACGGCCTGCTTATTACCGTCAATACCATCGAGCGGACCCGTCTGCTCGCCCGAGGTCACGGCGGCGCAGTCGGTGACGACATACTCACAGCACTAAGGGAGCTCAATCCAGATGAAGAACTCTAGCCCATCCACTTTCGCCGGTCGCATCGCACGCCGGCTTTTATCCACTCGCTTTGGCCGGGAGCTCGTCGGCAAAGGGACAGCCTTCGGCAAAGTGACAGCCTTCGGCAAAGTGACAGCCTTCGGCCAGCTCGCAGCCAGCCCGATTACTGATAACAACTTTTTCCCATCGGGCATGAGTGACAACTACCGCACTCGCTATGATTATGACCGCACGAAGATTCAGGCCGAGTGCTTGCGAGCGTGGAGAATCAACCCGCTCGCCAGGAGAATCGTCAATCTTATTTCGCAATTCACCATCGGGAACGGCGTCTCGATTGAATGTGACCACAAGGGCACGCAGAAATTTCTCGACAGCTGGTGGCAGCATCCGCAAAACAGACTCAACGAACAACTCAAGTCTTGGAAGGATGAAGGCACGCGCACCGGCAATTTATTCTTCTTGTTCTCGGTGGACAAGCTCACCGGAATGTCCTTCGTTCGTGCCGTACCGGCAGAGCTCATTCAGGAAATACAAACCGCAGAGAATGACGTTCTACAAGAGAAGTTTTTTGTAAGAGCCGAGCTCAACGAATCGCCGTGGCCGGCGTTCAACCCCGACGAAGATCAAGAGCTCTTTATGGTGCACTTCGCAGACAACCGCCCCGTTGGCACTTCATGGGGCGAACCCGACCTCGCCCCCATGCTTCCGTGGATAGGGCGCTTTAGTACCTGGCTCGAAGACCGAGCCAGGTTGAATCACTTCCGCAATTCCATCATGTACATCCTGCGCCTCAAGGGCACAGTGGACAAAGGCGAGAAGGACCGCAGAGCGAACGAGCTCAATGCCAATCCTCCAAAGCCAGGTAGTGTACTCGTCACGGACGAGGGCGAAGATTGGGGGATCCTGACACCACAGCTGGACGCCTTCGATGCTTCACTCGATGGCCTTGCTCTAAAACGCATGGTCGCGGCCGGCATCGGCATGCCGCTGCATTGGCTCGCCGAGCCTGAGGGCTCGACTCGCACCACGGCGGAAGCCGCAGGGACGCCGTCCTTCCGCTCCCTCGAGGACATGCAGAACAGTTTCCTGAACGTGCTCTCGAGCCTTGCGAAGATCGCCGTGCAGGTCCGCCGCCGCTACGACCGGCGCGTAAAGCTCGACGCCGAGATCGTCGCTCGAGGAGCGGACATCACAGAGCGGGACAATGCCAATCTTGCGCTTGCGGCCTCGCGTATGTTCCCTGTCCTGACCGAATTATTCGACCGCGGCGGCATTGATGAAGCCGAGCTCTTACGCCTTACCTATCGCATGTCCGGCGAGATATACGAGGAAGACAAAGCGCCATCCATGTTGAAAGCACCGCTCAAGAGCCGCGGCCAGCAGCCAGCCGGCCAGCCAGGCGCAGACCCAAACGCGCCAGATCCCAATGCACAACCTGACCCACCGGAGGAACAATGAAAAGCTCATTGTCTTCGACCATGAAAAAAGTTTTTCCCGTTCTTTATTCCCTGCCTCAGCTCGACAAGCTCAATCTCCCGCCTCGAGCGGAAACCATCGCCAAGATCGAGAGCGGAGAGCTCGCCAATATTTCGTTCACCGCTCGCGTTTTCAATACGAAGCCGAATCGCAATCACTTGCGCTTCAAGGATGAAGACCTCATTCATTTCGCGCACTCATTCGCAGATATGCCTTTCCTGCGAAACCATGATAGCAGCGACATCGGTTCGCGTGATGGCACAGTCTTATTCTCTTCCTTCAATCCAAATGAAAGTGCCATCGAGCAAACGATCTCACTCACCACCCGCCGCGGCATGCTCGACTTCGTCGAAGGCCGCATTGACCGCTTTTCCATCAGCTGGAATTACGACGACGCCATTTGCTCGATCTGTAATTCAAGCTTTTTTGAATGCCCTCACATGCCAGGTCGAAAGTATGAGATACCACACCGCGGTACAGGTGCCGCAGCCGGTAAAGCTGTCTGCGAGCTCATCTTTCTAAATCCAACCGGCAAGGAAACATCCGCCGTCAATTCGCCGGCTTGCGATGGCACGACCATCCTTGCCACGTTGGAACAAGCCAAGGTCACTCGCGGCGACGCCCTTCGAAGTTCGCCCGCTTTGACACCACATCCTAAAGGAGGTTCCACAATGAAAAAGGTTCCACCAACGGGCGAACCCGTCCTCGCGGGCGAAACCCAGGAAGCAGAGATCTATGCCGAGCAGGAAGCGGCGGAGACTTTGCCTGGCGTGAGCGATCACGCTGCCCAAATGCAAGCGCAGATCGCAGAGAGCAATGCCGTGCTCGTTGCTCAATGCGAGCACCTGCTCGATGCAGGTTTAGCCGCTTCGCGTCTTCCTGAATTGACCCAGGCTCGCATCCGCAAGCAGTTCGCCGGCCGCACCTTCAAAGCCAGCGAACTGCAGACCGCCATCACCGAAGCCAAAGAGGAAGTGAGCTCGCTGCTCGCCGGCAGGGTAGTGCGCGGTCCGCGCAGCGAAGGCCGCATCACGAGCATGTTCACAGGCGGCGATCAATTCCAGGCTGCCATTGATGATCTGCTGGGCGCACCGCGCGAAGAAAGCCAGGTCAATCTCAAGGTCGCAAGGCTTTCGGGCATCCGCGAAGCTTATTTATTGGCGACCGGTGATCGTGATTTCGTCGGCGGTTATTTTCCCGAGTTCGCCCTGGGCGATACCTCGACCTTCGCGGTCGTGGTAAAGAACGCCCTCAACAAGCGCCTGGCCGAAGCATGGAAGCGGTATGGCGCTGCCGGCTATGACTGGTGGAAGGATATTGTCACCGTCGAGCATTTCACCAGCCTGCAACAGATCGACTGGTTGATCCTCGGCACCATCGGTACGCTGCCCTCAGTCGCAGAGCAGGGCGAGTACACCGAATTACCAATAGGCGATAACGGTGAGACCTCCGACTGGACGAAGTACGGCGGTTACGTCGGGCTCACGCTCGAGGCCATCCTGCGGGACGATGTTCGAGCGTTCAAGCGCCTGCCCGATGAAGTGGCCATGGGCGGACTTCGCAATATCTCCGAGCGCGTTTCCTATATCTTCACGCAGGCGTCCGGCGCAGGCCCAACGCTCAGTGACACAGGCGCGTTGTTCAACAGCACCGCCGTTACCACCAAAGGCGGACACGCCAACCTGCTCACCACAGCCCTTGGCACGGACCTGACCGCATGGCGCGCCGTTGAAAAGGCCATGTACAAGCAGCCGATGCACATCAAGAACGCCACCGGCTACTACGGCACCGGGAAAGCGCAAGCCGTCAAGCCGAAATATTGCCTCGTGCCGATCGCACTCAAGGGCGCAGCCGATGATCTCTTTATCAAGACCTGGAACGCTTCCGGTGAGAACCTCGTCGCCGGCCTGGTAAAGCCCATCTGTGTTCCCGATTGGACCGACGATACCGATTGGGCGGCAGTCGCTGACCCGAATATCCTGCCCGGTATCATGCTCGGCGAAATTTTCGGATTGAAGCCGCAGATCTATGTCGCTGGCAATGAGAGCGACCCCGCCATGTTCAGCAACGACGAGAGCCGCCTGAAAGTTCGGCAGTTCCTGACCGTTGGCATTGCCAACTGGCGCGCCCTGCATAAGAGCAACGTCGCTGGCTAAAAGCTCGTGGCCAGCATCGCTGTTTCCGTAGGGGCGAGCGATCGCTCACGCCGCAGAAAGCAGGAGCCGCTCGCCCCATAAAAATCTTTGGTTCCAAGGAGACCAAGCCGAATGAACATCTTACTTCTCATCCTCATCACCCTTGTTGCAGGCGCTTTGTTCTATGGCGTCCTGATGCCGTCCGCAATGAACGGCAGCCTAACCCGCTGGTCGAAGAGCTTCGGCAAATATTGGAAGCTGGCGATCTCCATGAATAAGGAGCTCGGCGGTTATGTCCATGACACCGCCATGTCTCAATTCATCGCCCCCAATACCTTTCACGTTGCTACCGGCACGTGGACGATGGTTGCAGGCCAGGTCGCTCACACAATTTCCTACCACAAGGCCGCAGCCAACGAGACAACCGTTGTCAGCATACCAATACATGTTCCTTCCAATTCGGTTGCGGGCAAGGGCGCTTATCTCAAATCGGTTGAAATTGATTATGAGATAACAATCGCAGAGCCGACAAGCATCACTCCGCTTGTCAATCTCGTCACTCGCGGCGCTGATACAGCCGTCGCTACCGTTGCCGCGCAGACCTTCACGCAATCACCTGCAGCTGCAAGTGCAAAGACCGTCGAGCAGCACAAACTTGTGCTCACCATCACATCGCCGTTTTGGATTGACAATGACCAGTATGTTTTGGTCGAGCTTTCCATTCCCACAGGCGCTGGTGGCTGCGTGCTCGATTTCTACGGCGCGGTTGCCAACTTCACCCTAAGGATGTAAGGGCGATGCCTGACTATCGCCCTTCGCAGATCGTTGCCAAATTGGCGGAGAAGGTCGGCGGGATTCCCATCGCCGAAGCCATCCGCCTTGACGGTACGGTGGTGATCATCTTTCAAGATGGTCGAAAGCTGACCTTCGCAAAAGACGACATCACAAGAACACTGACCGAGAGTTCGGCAGCAAACGCCGACGCTTCAGGCTCGCAGAAAACGGCGAGCCTCGATGCACTCGAAGGCGAAGGCGGGGAGGCCATCGCTCCCCGCAAGTCGCAGACACTGCGCTCTTCAGCGCGCAGACAAAAAGGAGCATGATGGACAAGCTTTATAAACTCGTCAAGAGCCGCAAATTTTGGGCGGCAGTCGTCGGGCTGGCGTTGATCATCGTCAAAGCGTTCGACGCCAATTTCCCGATCTCCGAGGCTGAGATCACCAATCTCGTGTATGTGATCGTTGCCTATATCCTCGGTACTGGTCTGGAAGACGCCCGATCATTCCGTTAGGTGTTCGCGGTCGCGAAGCACTTCCGTCGGCGAGCGCTTTTCTCGCCAGGAAGCGGACCCAACCGCTGCATCTTCTCCTCCTGTCTGTGGGGCGCGGCGACATCAGCGCCGCGCCCCTAATTTTTTGCGAGCGAAGCGAAGCATATCATCCCCGTTCTTTGAGGACTTCCCCAGGTCGAAAACTGTCTCTTCGCAGGTGTTCTTCCTGCCCGGAAGAAGGAGACAAATGACCATTCAAATATTGGACATCTACCGCGGTAATCCCTTCAACGCCGGTCAGGAGAAAGCCACCGGTACGGACGGCGTTTTTATAAAAGCCGGCCAGGGCGAATATCAGGATTACATCGAGAACGACTGCAAATATATCGAAGATTGCATTGCAGCCGGCCTGCCCTGGGGCGTGTACTGGCAGATGGACGCCCGTATCCCGCCCGAAAAGCACAAGGCAGCCATCAAGACCTTCTATAACGTGACCGGCT